ATCAACTACTGTGGTTGTAGTTTTGATTTGATTCATTATGTTATTAGCAACACGTGGCGGACCTCCCTGTGTAACAAAGTCTTGTTGTGCTTCTGGGCCCGGATCAGTGATACGCATGGTTTCAATATTGTATTCTAAGTCAATCTTTTGTCCCACCCCAGTACTACTACGTGATTTCATACACTGAAGTTGATAACGTCCACGTTCTTTCATAGCACGGCTTGTAAAGATACCAAACACGTTATCTGCGGTATTAATCTTACTAATACCACCTGCGATATGACTATGATCAAACTCAATTTCTTCTACCGCACTGCGATTTAACTGCGAGGCCGTAACTAATAATACATTAAGTTCTTGCGATAAATTACGCAATTCTTCTGCTACATATTTGTCTTTGATAAACTGATCATTGGGGTTAACTTTAACCGATACTGGCATAACCAAATCTAAGTAATCAACCATAACAAAATCTACTCGGTTATTAGTTTGTATTTGATACTCTTTGATAAAACTGCGTATATCATTTACTGTACTCTGTGCCGGTAATGCCTTAATACGATATGCACCGGCTTTTTTACCTACCATCTTGACCTTGAGTGTAGTTGTATCAATATCTTTACGAATTTCTTTTGTACCTGTGCTGGTCAGCATCGCATCTGTACGTAACGCACACAATTCTTCACTGAGTTCTAAACTGACATAAACACCACTTAATCCTGCCTGTAGCCAACTTAGGGCAATGTTCATCATAACAAGACTCTTGCCTGACCCCGATCCGCCGGCAAAAATATTAAGTTCACCACGACTCATGCCACCGTATAAAATCTTATCCATGGTAGGCCAACCTGTACTTACCTGTCCACCACTGTTATAATATCGGTCAATACGTGCCTTGGGATCAGCAAAATAGTCTGTGCCCAAGTCTTTGGTTAACGATATTTGTACTGCATCTTTGATGATCTTTTCCACAGGATCATAATCGCCTTTTTCCAATAGGTCTGCACTTTTAAGAATAGCACGTTCAAGTTCCATGCGACGAGTAAAACTTTCAAACTCCTGCATAAACCAATCGTGGTGTCCTTCTACTGTATCTGGTACTGGATGAAGTTCTACCCCTGTTACTGCACGAATCTGTTCAAGTGTGGGCAATGTCTTATGATCATTACTGTGTTGTGCAATAAACTTGGCCACATCACGTAGGCTACGATCAAAGTTTTCTGGGTTGTATATGTTTTGTACTCTGACGTAACTTTGTGCATCAGTCAACATCATTTCTAAAAACAATCGTTGTAGTTCGGGGCTATATTCTTTTGTTGTCATATTATTAATTATACAATTTTTTCTTTAGTAATTCTATTTTTAATCTGCCGGTTTCTTTAGCGGCTAATATACTCTTTAATACAAATAATTTACCGTATCGCTCTACGGCACTTCCAATATCTTTACATTCCCGTTGCCATATAGGATAACTTACCGACCATCCATATTCCAATGCTGCATCAACTAACCGTGTGCCAGCACGATCTGCATCAGGTACCACAATAACTTCGCGACCTAGGCTGTCAATGATGTCGGCCTGCTGTTCACTGCATTCGTTACTTAATACAGCCACACCATCCACAGCCATGGCATCAAACGGACCTTCGCAGACAATAACAAATTTTGACGTTGGCAATTGTCTGTCTACATTGAATATATAGCCGGGTTCATAACTGCTATGATATTTGGGTTTAACCGTATCATATAGGGCACGAGCGGTGTATCCAACAATTTCATTGCGCCAGGTAAACGGAACGATTACTCGACGGTTTAAGTTGTATTGTGTTTCCGGAGTCCAATAAAAATCATACCGATTCAAATCAATGTGTCTGCTGGCTGAGTATAATACTGCATCGTGAAACTCCTTATGCACATCCGAATCTTTTAAGGTGTACCAGCTTTCCCATTGGTAAAATGTCAGTGCTTCTGTGGGCAAAGCACGGGCCTTAAACTTTACTTCTTCTTGCTCTACTGCTTCTACCAGTTGTTCGGGTGCCACTAATTCTCGAATTCGAATAGCATCAATGACCAGTCGCTTGATGGTATTTTCATCAGCACCCAACCATGACAACAGTTTACGGAATCGGTATGTTAAGTGACGTCCAGGTACATAGCTGGCTCGGAAATTGCAATTAAAGCAACTATAGCTGACCGCTCCATCGGCATTGTTTATAATTCCTCCACGCCCACGTGTGTCTACCGTTTCGCCATTGTGTGGGCAACAGGGTGCGTTGAAACTGATCCAACCCGAAGTGGCATTAGTTTTACGTTTTGCAGGTAAGATCAGACGTACGGCGTCTTGAATAGAGTTCAACATCCTGTAAATTATACAGGATTGTTTGGACAAAGTCAAACTCTATTAGAACGAACTCGGAGTAATTTCAATATAGTTGCCAGTTGGGGCACTTACACTACTACCGCCACCATCTGTCCAAGTGTCACCCGGTGTGATCTGTATGCTGTAGTTACTGTTCTTCATATAAGCGGCACCAAAATAAGCATAAATTTGATACTGTGTAGTCGATGCTTGTATAATTCTAAACTTGTTGGGTGCTTGGTAAGTAGTAGGGTTGCCACCTGTACCTAAACGACTGTTTACACTGGCTGATCCTGCAGCATAGAAGTTTCCGCTTGACCCAGCATAATATGAACTGTTATTACTGGTAGCAAACATCAGTTCTGTAACTTGATTTTGATTGGCAACAGCGTTATATCCATTATGAGCAAGTAATCTCATATACAAACAATTGCCCGCTTGACTTGTGTTCCAAGTGCCCAACAAGAACCAAGCGGCTGTGGCTGAATCCGTTATGCCCCAGCTTGGTGTAACTGCTTGGAATGTTGGGGCAGTTATCTTTACTGCTGTGCCAGCAATGTTACCTGTGACTGCTAGGTTGCCACCGACACTGACATCGCCGGTTGTGGCCATTGTAGCAAGAGCGTTGAGGGCAAAGGTTGACCCAATCTGCTCAATGTCAATCCACGGATAAGCGTAGGGAGTGCCCCAGTCGGCAGATGTTCCACCGATACTGGAGACATTGGTGGGATTCAACGCTCTAAATGATACCACTGCGGTCGATGCTACTGTTATTACTGCTTCAGCAGTACCGCCGGCAGTGGTATTATAGTTGAGAGACTGGGGACTGAACCATCCAGAACCTTCACCAATATAAGCACTGGTGGTTTCGTTATACCAGGCATAACCGATAAAGGATGCGGCAGTTGCGCCTGCTATAGAACCCACTGTGCCACGCAGTCTATAAGTGCCTGCGGTCAATGTGACTTGGCCAGTAGATGTGTTGACTGCGATAGCCGTGCCTGAAGAACTTTCTGCAACATTACAAATAATCACTGAGTTAGCACTCACACTCTGTGACGCTGTTCTTGTGTATTTTGCGTAATTCTTACTGACCGTACCAGTGGCAGTGGCCTGAACCGCTATGGTGGGATTCAGCTGTGTAACAATTGCTTTTGATCCAATACCACCACGCATTGTGGCGGTACCACTGGCCGCTATCACATATACCTTAACTGTTTGATTAGTAACCGGTGTATAGATAAGTTCTGCAGCAGTGGCATTAAATTCATTAACATTACGATTTAATGCTTCAGCTACTCCGTCACTGTCACCTGTTGTGTCTAATCTTGTGTTAGTTGTAGCATCTACCCAAGCATAAATTAGGTAACCGTTAGTACCATCAGTGAAATTCTGCCAACTAGCTGTTGCCATTAGATTATATGTTACACCGGCAGTTAGAGTAAACACGCCAGTTGACGTATTGTAAGTTACTACAGTACCGTTATTCTTAATAGTAGCATCATATATTAGAGTTGATCCACTGCCAACCCCGGTAATGGCATTAGTTAAGCCAACATTTACGTATCCTGGATTTACTATACCATAAGTTGTTGGCTGACCGTTGACGATAACATTGGTAGCCGATATGTTGCCTGTGGTTGTGACATTGGTTGTGATGCCTGCGGCCAAGTATGCGGCTGTGTTGGTGTTGGCACCTGTTGCCAG